ACCGCCGGATGCTCAACCCGAAGATGAAGATCGGGTGGTGGCAGCGTGAGATGGCCGACGAGCTTCAGCAGTTCGCTGAGGACCTGTTCTCAGGCCTGCGCCCGAAGCTGGTCATCGAGGCCCCACCCCAGCACGGCAAGTCGCTGATGATCGTTGAGTTCATCACGTGGGTGGCCGGCCGCAATCCGGATCTGAAGACGATCTACACTTCGTTCAGTGAGCGGCTCGGCGTTCGCGCCAACTTGACCTGCCAGCGCATCTACGACTCCGACCGGTACAAGAAGATCTTCCCATCAACCCGGATCAACGGCGTAGGCACCAGCCAGCTGGACGCTAACCAAGCGATCCGTAACCGCGAGATGATCGAGTACATCGGCAACACAGGCTTCTTCCGCAACACCACGGTGCGCGGCTCCATCACAGGCGAGTCCTTGGACCTCGGTGTCATCGATGACCCAATCAAAGGCCGCGAAGAAGCAGGCAGCCAGGCCATACGCGACAAGACGTGGGAGTGGTTCACCGACGATTTCTTCACCCGCTTCAGCGACTCAGCTGGTCTGCTCGCCATCCTGACTCGCTGGCACGTCGATGACCCGATCGGTCGGCTCCGTGCCACCATGGGTGACGAGGTCAAGGTCGTCTCGTACCCGGCCATCGCCATCAGGAACGAGAAGCACCGCAAGGTCGGCGAACCTCTCTTCCCTGAGCACAAATCGTTGGAGTTCCTGCTCGAGCGCAAAGCCGCCATGGCCAACGTCAACTGGGAGGCGCTGTACCAGCAAAATCCGCAGATCATCGGTGGTGAGATCATCAAGGGCAGCTACTTCGGCAGGTACAAGCAACCACCCATCATCAAGCAGCGGTTCATCTACGCCGACACCGCACAGAAGACCGCCGAGCGCAACGACTTCAGCGTCTTCGAGTGCTGGGGCAAGGGTGATGATGGCAAGATCTACCTGCTGGACCTCATCCGAGGCAAGTGGGAAGCTCCTGAGCTTGAGCGCCGGGCCGTAGCCTTCTGGAACAAGCACAAAGCGGCTGACGTCGTCGTGCTGGGCCAGTTGAGGCAGCTCAAGGTCGAGGACAAAGCCAGCGGAACCGGTTTGATCCAGAAGCTCAAGAGCCAAGCGCAGATCCCCGTGGTCGGGATTGAACGCACCAAGGACAAGTACACCCGGCTGCTTGACGTGCTTGGCTACATCGAATCTGGCTACGTCATGCTGCCAGAAGATGCCCCGTTCACCAACGACTTCGTGGCTGAGTGCGAAGCCTTCACCGCCGACGACAGTCACCTTCACGACGACCAGGTCGATCCTATGATGGATGCCATCAATGATCTTCTTGCCCACAACAATGCCGCATCCCTCTGGGAGAAAATGATATGAGCAACAGCAAACAACGCCGCCAAGCCAACCGCACCAACACACCTACCGCCACGACCAAGGACGGCTTTGCCAACCTGACGGCGCGCATGGGTCTTGGTGCCCAGAACGTCCTGTCAGACAGCACCTACATCTTCGACCTGCTGACGCGCAACCGCATGAAGCTGGAGGCCATGTATCGCGGCTCCTGGATCGTGGGTGCTGCTGTTGATGCCGTGGCTGAGGACATGACCCGAGCCGGTGTGAACATCAAGGGCAGTGATGATCCTGAGGCCATCCAGCTGCTGCAGTCCAAGCTCACGCGGCTCGGCGTCTGGCACTCGCTGCTTGAGACCATCAAATGGGGTCGTCTGTACGGTGGCGCCATCGCCATGCTGGTCATTGACGGACAGGATCCTTCAACTCCCCTGAACGTGGACACCGTGGGCAAGGACCAGTTCCGCGGCCTGAAGGTCTTCGATCGCTGGCAGCTTCGTCCCAGCCTGCAGAACATGGTCGTTGACGGCATCGACTATGGCTTGCCCGAGTTCTACTACATTATCAGCAACATCGCAACAGGCCAGGTGAGCAATGTGCGGATCCACCACAGCCGTGTCATCCGCCAGATCGGCATTCAGCTCCCTGTCATGCAGGCCATGACCGAGGAGTGGTGGGGCGAGTCTGTCATCGAGCGCATGTACGACCGCCTCGTGTCCTTTGACGCCGCGACCTCAGGCGCTGCGAACCTCATCCAGAAGGCACACTTGCGCACCGTCCAGATCGACAAGCTGCGCGAGGTGCTGGCTGCTGGGGGCAAAGCTGAAGAGAACCTGCTCTCGATGTTCCACCACATGCGGATGCTGCAGACGAACGAAGGTCTGACCTTGTTGGACAAGGAAGACACGTTCGCAGCCCACAGCTACACCTTCTCAGGCCTGTCTGACATGATCTTGCAGTTCGGCCAGCAGATCGCAGGAGCCACGGGCATCCCGCTGGTCCGCCTGTTCGGCCAGTCGCCTGCCGGCCTCAATAGCACGGGTGAATCTGACCTGCGCATGTACTACGACAACGTGGCTGCTCAGCAGGAAAGCCGATTGCGCGATGGCATGATGAAGGTGCTGCGTGTCATGCACAAGTCACTGTTCGGCACCATGCCGCCTGACAATTTCGACTTCGACTTCGTGCCACTGTGGCAGACCAGCACCAAGGAGAAGGCGGACATCGCCACCGCAGTCACGACCACGGTCAGCACGGCCTTCGAGAAAGGCATCATCGACCAAGCCACGGCGATGCAGGAGTTGAAGCAGTCGTCTGACGTCACTGGCGTGTTCAGCAACATCACGGACGAACAGATCGAAGAAGCGAAGATGGCACCGCCTCCGATGCCGACCGAGGCAGAACCTGTTGTGGCTGACCAACCCAAGTTAGGAACCTTTGACAGAATTAAAAAGTGGTTGGGCGACGAATTTAATCCTAATCAACCGCGCGACCCGGATGGTAAATTTAGCTCAGGCGGTGGCTCAGGCGGTGGCTCAGGCGGTGGCTCAGGCGGTGGCCCAAACACTGTCAAAGGCGTCCCAAAGTCTGAGACAGAATTGAAACCGGGCACCGATGGTGCTGTTTGGTTGACCAGAGACCCGTCAAAGGCTGAGCGCTATGCTAGATTGGCGGCAGAGGCAACAGGCGGGAGGCCAGTAGTTATACGGGTCCGAGAAGATCAGGCACCGCAAGACCCCACTAATTATGGCGACGACTATGTCAGAGCAGTGGCTGGTAAGGTGCCCATTGAGTCGAGAATTTACGGTCGCGTTACGCCCGAGGATGGCTATTGGTACCATGGAACTTCTGAGCCGGTTTGAATGAGACACTAAGGCGAGCTGGTGGTGACCGAAGAGCAGCAACCTGCCTCGTTGATGGATCGCATCAAGGCTTGGATCAACCAGTAAGGAGAATATAATGAGCACACCACCGATCATCAACATCACGCCGAACACAGGACGTCTTTTGACAGAGGACGGAGGATTCATCAATATCGCAGACCTGCTTGATCCGAACTCAACAACCAAAGCATCCGTGCAACTTCAAGACACGTTCGGACGATCTGCCTCAATTTCGTCAGGCGGAGAGCAACTTGTTGCAGGTTTGATCGATCAAATCAGCATCAACTTCCAATATGGAATTTCAACTCGCAACATCAAGTTTGGCGGCACAGTTTCCGGTTCTGGCTCCGTGTCTTCGCAAGGTTCGACAGCCAAGTTGTCTATTGGAACGACCGCAGGATCAGCTCAGATCGAGTCTGTTGACGCTATCAGATATGTTGCAGGACATGAAGTTCGTGGGGTCATCAGCTTCATCTTCGCTGAACCAGAAGAAGGCGTCAATCAATACGCAGGCTTCTTAAATGGATCTGATGGGTGGTGCGTCGGCTACCAAGGTCTGCAATTTGGGCTGTGGTTCATAGAGGGCGGAAATTTTAATTTCATTCCGCAGTCGTCGTTCAACATAGACGTTTTGGACGGAACTGGGCCAAGCGGCTACAACGCTGATCCGACCAAAGCGCAGCTGTACAGACTTTCCTACACGTGGCACGGATTCATGGCTCTGCGACTTGAGATTGTCGCGCCAGATCTTGAGCGATTCACTCCTGTCCACATTCAAGAATTCATCAATGTCGCCACGACGACGCACCTTGAAAATCCAAATCTTCCATTGGCCGCAAAAATCGTTCGCGCTTCCGGAACCGGCTTGGCGAAGAACATGTTGACGGGAAGCTGGCGTGCTGGCGTTGCAGACACGAACCGAGAGTCGTCTCCTGCAGACCGTTGGTTCGCTTGGACGAAGTTGGACGTTGCAATTGCAAACTCGCCAACCAAGACCAATGTTTTCACGATCAGGAACAAAGCAACTTACCAAGGGAAGACCAATCACATCGCTGTTGAGTTGGCTGTTGTGACTTTTGACAGCACGCTGAACAAGACCGTCGCTGTGTACGGAACCAAGGGCGCAACTGTGACAGGAGGAACGGCGTACACCTCTGTCGATGCGACAAACTCCGTGATTGAGGTTTCTGAAGGCGGATCCGTCAATGGAGGCAGTCGTGGTCCTGCAACGGTCATCAAGTCTGGCGGTGAGCGAAGAACCGACGTTCGTGGAACGGGCATCATCATCTATCCCGGCGAGACATTCACATTTGAGGTCGATCCGGGAGGCAACGTCACAGGGGCTTTCTCAATCTCTGCCCGTTGGGTGGAGCGCCACTGATGGCCAACTTCTCCACCACCAAGGTTGCCGAGCGCCGATTCGGCATCGAGTTGCGCAAGGTCGCACGCGTGATTGGTGCGATGGTCAATGCTCACATCGACGGGCCGACGATCCGAGACCAAACCAAGCTGGCTCAGGCGCTGAAGGACTACAGTGAGGCGCTTGGGCCTTGGGCAAGCAAGGTCGTCGGCAACTTGCTCAAGGAGGTCAGCCGGTCGAACAAGAAGGCTTGGGAAAGCCAATCGCTCAGGATCGGCGCTCAGATGAAGAACATGATGAGCGAAACGGCCATCGGCGCAACAGTCCAGCTGCTCCACAATCGGCAGGTGGAGTTGATCAAGAGCCTTCCGTTGGAAGCCGGTCTGCGAGCGCAGAAGCTGGCGCAGGAAGCGGCCATCGGCGGTCGTCGGGCAGACGAGGTTGCCGCTGAGTTGATGCGCACCGAGCAGGTGACGGCCAGCCGCGCAAC